TTTTATGATGCGTATCATTGTTGTCTCCTTTACGCTGGATGAGGTATCGCTAGTACCGTCATTGTTAATCGATTGGCTGTCTCTATTTCTCCTAAAATTGTCTCTGAGCCCAAAACCTTTCTGGGTCAATAAGTAATTATCCTCTGTAGTCAAAGGAAAAGCACTATGTTTATACTTATTCACAGTTTAACGCCTCATTCGAGAAATGTCAACTGCTTGTTCATCACTAAAAACCGGCACTGCGTTGCTTTTATGCATGGTTGCTATGCCTTTTACCATTGTTCCTGTATAAACTTTAGGTGCAGGCATTGTGCAAGCACCACCGGAAAAAGGTAAACTTTTAATATGAGCAGTGGTATTTCTGTCAACAGGAATCTTAAGACCATAGCCGGAACTTGATAACGAGTCGGCGCTCATAGCCCGTTTACGTTTTTTATCTTCTTGCTCAATGCCTTGACGCTTGAGCAGTTCTTTCCATTCTTTATCCAATTGTTCACTCTTTCGTTTAGCTTCAGCTGAAGCGAATTTCTTTTTGCCTTTCTTTTTGCCAGTGGTACTGAGCCAAGGGCCTTCTAAATGCATACTCAATTTAAACTCCAATAGTTATAACAATACTAGTATTATACTAGTATAATTGAGATATGTCAAAGGGTGTTATACTCGAAAACTTTCACCGCAACCACAGCGGTCACGTTCGTTTGGATTGATAAAATCAAAACCTTCATTGAGTCCATTGCGAACCCAATCCATTGTTAGTCCATTTAGATAAACTAAACTTTTAGCATCTATTAATAATACAAAATCTTTTTGAGCAAAGTTAGTAACGCCCACTTCAGCTAGATATTCATCAACATATTCTAGTGTATAAGCAAGACCACTACAGCCAGTAGTCCGTACACCTACCCGGATACCTACACCTTTACCACGGCGCTCTAATGTTTGTTTAATCTTTTTAGATGCTGTGTCGGTTACGGTAATCATTTACAGCTGCTTTGATCGCGTCTTCAGCAAGAATTGAGCAATGTATTTTAACTGGGGGGAGTGCAAGATGTTCGGCGATTTCAGAATTCTTAATAGATCCTGCTTCATCCAGCGTCTTACCTTTGACCCACTCTGTAACGAGTGATGAACTTGCAATTGCCGAGCCGCAACCATACGTTTTGAATTTCGCATCTGTAATAATGCCATCTTGTCCTACCTTTATCTGCAATTTCATAACATCGCCACAAGCTGGTGCTCCCACCATACCTGTGCCGATAGTAGGATCGTCTTTTTCAAACGATCCCACGTTACGTGGATTTTCATAATGGTCAAGGACCTTATCACTGTATGCCATACAGTATTTATGTGATTATTTTACTTCTTTACGAGCGTTTTTAACTGCGGTAACATCGTTACGAGTTTCTTTACACAACTTTGCCAAATCTTGGCAGTGCTTACGAACACGGGTGCCGGCAGCGCCAACTTCCTTGTCATAAAACTTTTCAAAATCTGATTCCATTGCTTCGATGATTGCTGTGAATTCTGCGTGTTTGTTTGTAGCCATTATATTTCTCCTTTAAGGCAAGTACAGAGTACTTATACCTAGTGTACAGGGGTTAAAAATAAATGTCTAGTTAATTGGCAATCACATTGCCGCTACCACTAGTAATAGTGGCGCCGCAGCCGTATGTATCTCCCAAACGTCCTATGTTCAAACCGTTGGCAAATACATTTCCGCTGAATGAAGCAAGACCCGGAGTATGACTACCGCAACCTGGAAATGTATGACTAGCTACAGGATCTCCGCTACGTACAACGCCAATTCCATTTACAAACACATCACCACTTCCGCCAGCTGTTGCAGTGCCGGTTGGTGCTACAGCACATTTTTTACCAACTGCTGGGTGACTTGTAGTTGCGGAGTCTGCTCCGCTCATTCTTGCTATTCCTGGCATAAAATTATTTATGCTAGAGCAATCCCAGTAGTAGACTCGATAAATTGTTTGGCAAACTGTTCGTCAGTTGCCTCGGCTACTGTAACTGTTGATTTTTGCAGTTTGATTTCTTTGTTAGGATTAACTGTAAACAAGTAAGGCATTAACCCTGGGCCTTTTGGGCCATGTCCAATAACTTGTGGATTTTTTAGTGTGTAATGCAGTGGCCCATCTTGAACCAATTTAGCCACAAGCTCTTCACCGCTTGTTAATTTGAGTGTAACTACTTCGCCTTCGGCGAAACCTTTTGAAATAAACATATTATACCTTTTCGAAATGTTTTTTGAGTTCAGTGAACCCACCTATTAATTTATCGTCTAAAAATATTTGAGGAACAGTTCTGGCTGTAGGTATTGCTTCTAATAATTGTTCTTTGGTGTAGTCTTTATTGATATTGCGTTCTTCAAATTCAATTCCCTTCATTTTTAGAAGGTTCTTCGCTTGATCGCAATATGGGCATTGATTCTTGCTCCATACTGTTGCTTTCATTATTATTTTCCTTTTTCTTAAAAATTAAATCCCATCTGTTATTAAATTCCTGCAACGGAACGCTATATGGGCGTGGTTTACTGCCTTTTCCACCATCTGACATTGTTATCTCCTATTATAGTGCAGGCAATGCATCATAGTCAATAGCATCGCTCATAACTCCAATAACATAATTAGTCGATTCGCTTTCTTGAAGTGCTGTTTGTTTCTTACTAGTGTCCACATGCTTGTTGAACCAAGGGATAGGTGTTGACTTAGGTGCAGGGTTGTTGTACTTGATACCAATTTCCTTTAGTGCGCCTACTGCTGTGTAGTCCACAAAGTCTTTGAGAATGGTTGCATTGAGTCCAATAACAGGACCTTTGTTAAACAAATAGTCTGCCCATTCTTTTTCTTCGCGTATAACATCCATGTACAAGCTATAAACTTCCTGTTCACACTCTCCACGCACGTCAGCAAAGCGTGTATCTTCCTTGACTACTTGATTGATCAAATAAGCTGTCCAACCTTTGTGTAATAGTTCGTCTTGTAGAATTAACTGAATAATATTGCCATTGCCCATGAAGATCTTATTCTCTACCATGGCCAAACTAGTAGCAAATGATACCATAAAACGGAACGCTTCTAAAGCATAGCTAGCATGTAATGCCATGTAGATTGCTTTGATGTGTTCTTTTTCAGTTACTGTCTCGCCTAACTGTTTACGGCAATTGACCATGTGCAATGCTTCATAATAGTCGCCTACTGAACTGGCCATGTCCACAATTTCTTTAGTGTCATGTATTGTGTTGAATACATCCTTAGGCACATTGTAAATGTTACGTATAATATGACTGTAACTCTTACTATGAATGTTTGTTTCAAAGAATGTCCAGTTGTATACCAATGCTTCTAATTCTGGCAAACTAATAACTGGCATGAAGATTTGACTTGGGCCCCGTCCTTGTAAACTATCCAATGCTGTTTGACGTAATAGGTTGCTAGTAAAAATGTGCTTAACTGCATCACTAGCATCTTTAAAGTCAGTACTGTCTTTAGTTAGACTAATCTCTTCTGGTTGCCAAAAGAAGCCACGTGCTGTTGCTTCAAAGTCTGCAATTTTTTTATACTTTACTTCTTCAAAACGTTGTATGGTAACTGGGCCTGCTGGATCCAGAAACATCTTACGATTAAGGTAGTCTGTCTTTGTGTTTAGATTGTATTGCGCTTTACTCATTAGTATTTTCCTGATGCAAGTACTATCTTGCAAATATGTTCTAGTCTTTCTATGTGTTCAAAGGCACGCCATGGGGTTGTGTCAATAGCAACAACACCGTGACCTTTAATACCTACAATGTCGTAGGCAATATTTCCCTGTTTATCTAATTTTAAATTCTTATGACACTGGTCTGCAAGCTCTTGGCTGATCGGAGGTACATCTCCTACATTAGGTGCTACTTTAGTGTAGCGATTTAATTCTGGAAATGCATCACTGATCGTGCTTAAATCAATTCCGGCATGCATTGCGGCAATGCAGTAAGTTGGATGAACATGTACAACTACACGTACTTCGCCACTATGCTGTCCCATTTCTTTTTGTAGGCCAAAGTGTAATGGTAGTTCTCCACTGGGCTTTAGGTTAGCACTGATCTCAGTATACTCTAGCTCTTTGATTGCATGATATAGTCGGGGAGGTTGATCCCAGTAACCTTTCTCAATACCAATTTTCTTAAACTGGTCAGGCTGTAGTGTTTGTTTGCGCACACCGCTGGGTGTAATGTAAAAGTGGTCACGGTCGTGATGTCGTATGCTGACATTACCATCACGACTTGTAATCCAATTACGCTTGTAAGCGTCTACCATAATATCACAAATTGTTTCTAACATTATAACTTACATGCCTCGCAATCATCTTCTAATTCTTCCATGTGATATCCGTTTACTTGCACACCGTTAATTTGTGTTTGCTCAGGTAACAGTTCTTCTGTTTGTTTGCTGCCAGCCTTGTTAATCAAACTGTAGTAGAATGTTTTCAATCCCCACAACTGTGCTTGCATCAAGTTCTTAGCAATTAGCGTGGTTGGCACTTTACGATCTGCAAAGTGTGCTGGATTATAGAAAGTGTTTGTACTGATACTCTGATCCACATAGGCGGCGAGAACACAGGCTGTTTTCAAATATCCCACGCAGTCTGTTTGTTCCCACATGAGTTGGTACTTGTTCTTTAGTTTAGCATACTCAGGAACAACTTGTGTAAATGAACCAGCTTTACTTTCTTTAGTACTGATTAAGCTCATAGGCATCTCAATCCCATTAGTGCTGTTTATAACTACACTTGAGCTCTCCACGGGTGCCACGGCCATTAAGGTTGCGTTGCGTACACCGTACTGTTTCATATTAGTACGTAGAGTTTCCCAATCAAGTTCTGGCGTAAAGTCAGCTAATTCATTCACACCCTTTGCACGTAGTTCCCAAGGGAAGGTGCCTTGTCCGTAGCGTGTCTTCTCACTATGTAAGCAAGCACCACGTTCTTTGGCTAGTTCAACTGTTGCTTCCGTTAGG